ACTTCTCATGTGTGCCTGGTATGAAATTGTACCAAACTTATCCGTCTTGTTCTGGAATACTCCACCGGATTTGATCTCTCCATCGACAGGTTCTGTTTTCTTGGCTGATGCTACCGGTGCCGCAGATGTGATCCCGAATGCTTTAAGGATTCCTCTTGCCAGTTCATCAATCTGGCTGTTGAACTTGTTGAGATCTCCCTGGTTTGTAATGAATCCATTTTCCAGAAGTCTGTAGCTGTAACCTTTCGCAGCTGCGCGATTGACGTTGGCAAGATGCGCTCTGCCTACTACCTTATTTGCTCTTCCAGGGAAGAATGAACCGATGAAGTTGGCGAGTGCTGTGTCATACTGATCCGGATTATATCCTTCTTTAATAATTACATGACCACCTTTGGCTGTTGATACTCCACTGTCCATGTGAAGTTCCAGAATCTGATAGCTTTTTGGAATATTCAGCGAGCTGATACCTTTGTCGGCGTACCAGTTCCGGTTTACATCTCCCAGAGTAACATTACTTCCTCCAAGCGCTACGATTCGTCTTGCAAGTGCCCGGACTCTCTCTGCTTCTGTATAGCCGTATCCTACTGCTCCACTGTCACCGGCTCCGTGTCCGGCTATTAAAAATAAATGTGCCATAATTGCTCCTTTCTGTGCGACGTCGCACACGCTATATAATATGTTAGAGGACGATTATTCGCCCTCTGCGTTACATTCCGGTAATCCGGCAATGCTGGTTAATAATGACAGGATTCCGGCCAGTACTGATGCTGATACTACCAGCTTTGCGTCTACCTGACCGAGTGCTGTGGCTGTTCCGATCGTTGCTACTGCAGTCTGCGCTACAGTTTTGATTGCTCTGATACCTGCTTTCTTCATCCATTTTTTGGTATCTACCGATACCTTAAATACACAATTTTTAAACATAATTATTCCTCTCTTTCATGTTGTGGTTCTGTCGGTAATTCCATAAGCGCATGATACATTTGCGTACCTACACCATTTCCTTTCAGCGTGTGGTACTGCTTATACTCATCTTCTAATGACTGCTTGACGTACAACGGACAATATCCGTGATCATCATGATACTTGTTGTAGAGCCTTATTAAATCCGCTCTGAGCAGTGCACGTATTCCTTTTCGCATAGCAATCACTTGATAATATATGTATGCAATGGCTGATACTACAAACGACAGGAGCGCCCAATTTTCTGACAAAAACTTAATCATGTGTGTCCTCTCTCTTGTTTCATGGTATAAAAATAAGACCTCTAAGGCCTTGCTCTAATCTCCATATTATCATCCTTATTTTTCTAATGCTGCCTTGATTGCTTCGAGGTCATCGACAGTCAGCGCTGGATAATCTGCTGCGATGTCCTCAATGTTTTCTCCATTCTTGATGCGGATTCTAAATGCTCTTACCATGATTTTCATTTTCAATGTGTTTAAAGTTTTCATAATTACCCTCCTATAATATCTGCCATCATCAATATAATATCATTTGATGCGGACTTTAATTCGTCTGTTGTTGTTTCTAGGTTGCTGATTCTTTCCTCTGGCGTTGGTTCCGGCTCTGAGTCCGGAGTGATCTCCGGCCGTACTTAATTTCTGGCCGGATACACTAAATTGTAATGTGCGCATATCTATACCTCCTCGAAATACTGTCCGACCAGAGCATCTGGTGCGAAGTACAAGATAATGCTGTCTCCATCTGCCATGCCCTGCCGGTTCATCAGATATGTCTTTCCGACATAGGAATAATATTTTCCTCTGGTATACTCCATACCGGCCGTGGCTACTGTGTCGGGAACCGGAATCGGGTTGTCTTTAGTCCCTGTATTACTGTCGGATGCGATTGCCGCCCAGAGACTCGGAGCTACTCCCGGCGCCCAGTCAGACTGGCTTGTGTGAGCCTGCACACATTTGTACAGCACACCGTCTTTCTGCGCCTTATAATCCTTGCTGTAAGCCACGCTGTCTCCCGACCATTCCGGGTAGATGGCCTGCACACCAAGTGCCTGCGAATCTGTAAGGTTCTGTGCCTGTATCTGCGCAACGGCGACCATAGCGCTCTGTATTTCCTTTTGGACTTCCGGAATGGATTCTTTCTTGCGCATGGCCACACCTAGAATGCCGCCTGTGTATTCGGTGATGCTGTAAAGATTTTCGTAGCCATCGTAAGTCGCTAACACGGATTCACGTTCTTTCACGACTATTTTTCTTGTAACAAGAGGATCCCGGAACTTCTTTTTCAGTTCGCTTGCTGTTGTAGATATTGTTTTTATCAGAAGCGAACCATCTGCTTGGATATCCGCCGACTGAATGATCATCTCCGAAGCATCGTTACATACTATCTTCATTTTTTTGCCCTCCTCTTAGTTCCCGTAGTTATACCCAACTACCCTGTATACCCTGTGGTGTGGTGTACTAGACGTACTCCATGCTACACCCGCAGCCGTGCTACCGAAGTTAATCTGCCGGGATGTTTCTGGCTTGCAGGTTTTTCCGGATACGTTCAGCACCGTACTCATCAACTGCATTTTTGTGCTATCATCCGCAGACAAGCGGAATGACGTCATGTCGAACAGCATTGCCCCGGATAGTACTGTCTGGCTTGTTGGAAGCTTAATGCTCTTTTGCGGTGCCTTATGTCCGGCCACGTCTGAGTTATAGAAGATTTCTATATAATCATAATTTTTTACACTATCTGACAGCGTAAACGTTCCGGTAGTGCCATCTGTGTTGTAGTACAGGAGCTTGTGTGTTATTCTTCTCGTTCCTAGCTCCTTACTTGTAGGTGCTACAGTAAGCATCTTTTCCACCTGTGTTACATTAATACCATCCAACGTTATTTTTAAGAGAGGGCAATCATCAATGAGATCTCCGTTTTGCAGGTTTCCTTCCGTGTACTCCGGAACTACCGGATTACTCTCTGCCGGAGATCCCATTATCACAACCCATTCATTTTTTTCCGTATTATCTCCCGAATTTCTCGTATACCGATTAACCACAAGGTCTACTCTTTTCATTCCTTGCGTGCCATTTTCCAGTTCTACCTCGTCGTAAGTTCCGATCTTGACAGAAGACACATTGCCGTGATGATACATCATTCCGCTTCTGATTTTAAGCGAGTTATTAGACACGAGCTCTGGCTCCAGATTTTCCCCAGATGCCAAGATACAGCTATCGCTTCCTATAACTCCCTCAAGAATCTGTCGGAACTGCTGGCTTGTCACATGCGCTTTTCCTGTTCTTCCACTAACTATTTCCATTGTCGCTCTCTCCTTCCAATTCGTATTCTTTCGACACAATCCCGGATGTGACGCTGTAGATTATATTCTCCACAGGTTTCGTTCCGTACATGCCTGTCAGATAGTCTCTGCCACCAACGATGTCTCCGATGCCCACATTAATCCCAAGTTTCTCGACATCCATACCGAACGTCTTTTTACTGCACACTTCTTGCAATTTTTTTCTACTTTGGTTTTCCAACTCGTCGGTTTCTGTGGAGGTATTCTCATACACTTCCACTATCTCATCAAGTCCTTTATAGTACTGTGTCTTTTTAATCGCTCCGCTTGGCCATACGTACAGATGGAACACGTTTCTGTCCTGCATTTCTCCCTTGCCAGTTACGATAAGATGGTTCACACCATCTCTCTTATCCTCCATCGTATAATTAAGGCCAGAATCTTTCGATAACTCTATTACGTCGGAATAATCTACGATTGGCACAGCGCTAACCAAGACATATCCAGAAACACCTTGCTCTCTCTTGTGCCGTATGTCCATCCTGTATCCAACAGTTTGTAGCATTTTTGTAATTCCATCCAGTAGCGTGCAGTACCGGTCGAACTGGTAGTTGCTCACGGACACCCCAGTGTCTGCGCTGGACACCACATACAGACCACCAAATTCTGGTTCGATTAGCTTTTTCAGCACTGTATTAAGCTCTCCGGATACGGTCTTGTAGTTACTTCCAGATGGAGGGCTAATAACCTTCGTGTTCATGCGCCCCCGCCATGTATAACCTTTTAATTCTACGTAATCTAGGGTAGTATCTGTTAACACAGATCCTATAATTCCGCCATACTCTGTATCTGGTACATATACCAGATTTCCATAGGTCATATCTTCTGTCCAGTTGCACCTAGCGATTTTAATCGAGAACTCCCGTTCCTTGTTGGCATCGAACGTACAATTCGCATCTAACAGCGGGTTCGTCCCTATCTCTTTTTTTCTCGTGGCTAGAATTACCATGCTGCCTCCTTCCTCTTCAGAAATACATACAGATCTATTCCGAAGTCTCCGGTCCAATTTACTGATATCAATCCGGATGGAATTTTCTCAAATACGGAGTAATCGTACCCTCGAACATCAAAGAGATTCATCGTCGTCCCATTAGACAGATATTTCACTATCGTCTGTTCCGATGTATTAAGTATCAGATATTCATTACTTTCCAACGTAGTAAGGACCTCGTAAGGATAACCATTAATCAACACTTTTGGATTAACGCATGGTCCATAAATTATCATTTCAAAATCCGATGGAATAATATGATCAATTTCAAATTCTGCCGATCCTCTTTTCTCATTCATAAAATCAAATGAAAAGTCGGTTGGAAAATCCAATCCGCTCTCTGTGACCGGTTCTATTTGTGGACAAAATCTTTTGCTTAAAGCAGTAATCCAAGATAACTCCGGTGCAAGAAAAGTCAGTTCAACTTCCGTATATACATACCCTTTCCATCCGGTCTTCTTTGTTTTGTAGATCTGACATGGCAGAAACGTATCATTCACGTATAGCCGTCCATAATTTCCTGTTTCCGAATCCACTGAAATGACTTTATACAATCTTTCCATATTCTGGATAAACTCACTTCTCTTTCCAAAAACATCTATTGTTATTGTCTTCTCATACCCGCCGTCTTTCTCTTCCCACGTACTGTCAAACCAGTCTGCCTCAACAGTACGAAAAGGTGCCTTGGTAAGCCAAAGCACCTCCCCTCTGCTATTTTTGTAATATGCTTTTACCATACCGGTACTGCTCCTTTCGGTAACGGTTCATCAATTCTCTTTGTTCCAAGATAAATCGGGCGCTTAGATAATTTATCTGCTGCTTTCATCTGGATTCTTTCTAATCGGTCGTAATCAATATCTTTACCTCCGTCAAATCCCGGATAGCTTTTCACTCTTCCAACCGTCTTATCTGCAGTTCTCGCCGATAATGCAAGATCTACGGATCTCTGTAATCCAGATACTGCTCTCTGTACTCCTACATTCATGGACTTGATTGGAATATTCTTTTCGAATCCGATTCCCATACCAAGAGCCATCATCTTACCTACCTGGTCGCGGAATACTCGAGATGGTGAATGAATTCCCAGTGCGCTCTTAGCTGCGTCCAATGCGCTTTTAGCTGCACTCTTGGCTGCTTTTACAATAACTCCTCCAGCATTTGCCAATCCACTTGCAATACCCTTTACGATATTCATTCCAACACTGCCCCAGTTCACACTGGTAAATGCATTCCTGATCTGGCTTACCATACTTGGGATCTTTCCGATCAGGGCCGGTATTCCTCTCACCAGACCAACAGCAAGCTTACTTACGATCTGTACTCCGGCAGTCAGGATTTTAGGAAGATTTGTTATAATTGTCGATGCAAGCTTTCCTATGATAATCGGTGCTTTGGCTGCCACTATCGGAATCGAATTGGCAATTCCGCTTGCAAGACCTTTCATTAACTTAAGGCCAGACTGTATCAGCTTTGGCAAGTTGCCCGCTAAAGAGCTTACCAGCGTCATAATCATCCGCACTGCACAAGGAATTAACTGCGGTAGTTGTGCCCCTAAGCTTCCCGCTAATGTAGATATGATACTCACTCCGGCAGTGACTAATGCCGGCAGATTCACCGTAATTGCATTTAGGATTCCCATGATCAGCGTTGCGCCCTGAGCAACCAATTCTGGTAATGCTGCAGTAATGCCATTAGCAAAGTTCGTGATTACTTCCGGTCCTTTGGTCTGTGCGAGTAATAGCAACTGATCAATCTGTGTACCAAACTGACTGTAGATCAATCCCATACCAGCAACAATGATTGCCGCTCCTGCGCCGATGTTAATCAGCTTAAAGAATGTCGGTGCAAATGTAGCTGCTTTAGCCAGGATTGGTTTGAAAGCATTTCCGATAATACTGCCGTATCCAGAAATTTTCGTTCCGACATTGCCAAGTCCCTGCATCACTGCAGAACCGATGTTCTTAAACGGCGCTGTAAATTTTCCAATCGCTCCGGATATAGGTGACGCCAATTTTGATAATTGATTTTTAATGCCTGCGCCATAATATCCTACCCGGTACGATACCTTCCCAAAAGCGCTACTTATTCTATCTCCCACGCCTTCAAAAGGAATTGCTAATGCATTGCCAAGGGCCTTGAACATTCCTCCAGCATTGTTTAATGACGAAGATGCACTCTTCACCGTTCCAGGTATTTTCCCTATCTTTCCGACAGTCCCATCAATAATTCCATTGAATCCGCCAACTGCAGTTTTTACAGTGCCAACAGCCTTTCCAAGCCCTAACAGTCCCGGAGCTATTCCAGTCAGAACAAGCGCTGTTTTTCCAAAGTCTTTCAGTTCTGCAGATGACATCCCTTTTGTCTTTTCTGCCAATCCAGAGATCGCATCTGTAAATCCCTGAATCATCGGAATCTTCTGGCCGATCTCATCCACAAATCCGACAAAACCGCCTGAATTATATGCATCATTCAAATCAGAGATTACAGACACTGCAACTGCCGCAACTTCTTTCAATGGCTTTTCCAAAGATTCGTAGATGGATATTCCAAGTCCTTCCAATCCAGATTTTAAGATTGTAAGCTGACCTGCAAGGTTATCCTGCATGGTCGCCGCCATTTCAGCCGCCGCGCCATCTGCATTATCAATTGCAGATGATAACTTATCGAAATCGCTCTCAGAGGCATTAACAATAGCTAACAATCCGGACATGGCTTCCTGACCGCCAATAGCTGCAGCTGCTGCCGACTGTTCGTCTTCTGGAAGTTCTTGTAAAGAATCACGCATATTCTCCATCACTTCCATCAGTGACTTCATGGATCCATCGGAATTTTTCAGTGAAATTCCATACTGATCCATTGCCTCAGCAGCTTCTTTCGGAGGCTTTGCCAGTCTCGTCAGGATACTTCTGAGTGTCGTTCCAGCTTGCCCGCCTTTAATTCCTGAATTAGCCATCAATCCAATCGCCATAGAAAGATCTTCGATGTTGTATCCCAATGCTCCAGCCAAAGGCGCTGCGTATTTGAATGTCTCACCCATCATGGAGACATTTGTATTAGCATTGGAAGATGCCGCTGCCAATACATCAGCAAAGTCAGACGCTTGCAATCCCATCGCAGTCAACGCATCCGTTACAATATCAGATGTCGTTGCCAGATCTTCTCCGGATGCTGCTGCCAGATTCATGATACCCTCAATACCATTGAGCATATCACTGGTCTTCCAGCCAGCCATTGCCATGTATTCCATAGCCTGTGCTGATTCTGTAGCAGAGAACTTTGTCTTGGCTCCCATTTCCTTGGCTTTATCCGTTAATTTCTGGAAATCTTCTCCAGTGGCTCCTGATATTGCAGAGACTTTAGACATCTCTGCCTCAAATGCAGCTCCAACTTTTACCGCTGCCGCAATACCAGTTCCTGCAGCTGCTCCCAGTGCGGTAACTGCACGTGTCGCAACCTTTAAGCCGGATTTTCCAAGCTTCCCAAGCTTGCTTATACCGTCATTAAATCCTTTTTCATTTATCTTGGTATCAAAATTTAAATAGCCGTCTGCCAATACTATCATCCTTTCTGATAGCACGGCTCAACGGCTCACATGTGCTTTATATCTTTATTTTTATTTCTCTCTTACACTCCCGACAGTTAATATACACACCATCACATTTGGCGGTATCATCATATATCAATAATTTCTTGCCGCAATAAGGACACCGGAACCATTTTCTTTCTGTCGGGATTTTAATTACATGTTTCATCACGCAAACATATCTCCAATCTCATAATCTGTCATTATTCTCCGATTCTTCTTTTTCAGCGCAACTATCTCCTGTATCTTTTTAATTCTTTTGCGCTCGTCCTTATCTTTAATTGTCCGGAGATCTATGCTCCGGTACATAATTCTCTGCTTGATCTCCGTCTTTTCCGGAAGACCTGCAAATAATGTCTGAAACTCCCACCAGTGCATATAAGGAATCGTCTGCAGATTAATTCCATACACCTCTCGAAATGCACTGTAAATACACTCTGCATCTTGTTCAAAAGAATACAATTGCTTCGGTGCAGATCTGGTAATACTCTCATCCTCTTCTGCGTTTTCTGTTTTCATTGCGAGAAAATCACCCAATGCATAAACTGCTGTTTCCAGATCATCCGGGCCCCCATCTATGTACCACTGCAACAACAGTCGGCACTTTATCTGCCAGGGGATATCCTCGTCTTCCACCAGTTTAGCAAATCGTATCCATTCACGAAAATCTGTTTCAATTTGGTAAGCTTCACCATTCACGCAAACTGTATCCGGAAATTTATCGAACAAAATATTCATAGCATACTACCTGTTGCCATTACGGTAATAAGTAACATTTTCCTTATTCTTCTTCTTTCCATGCTGCTTATTATAATTACGTCTCTGCTGTCTGTTACCATGCTGCTGTATGGTATATTCACTGTATCGTCCGTTCAGCTTTGTCGCTTCGTCATTTTCGAATTTCAGCAACTCATCCGCAGCATCAAGACATGCATTCAAGCTGATTTTCCCCTGAAACATTTCTTCATGTGCACCTTCTCCGATAATTCTGTCAAAAAAATTAAAGTAACACTGGCATTGTGCACGAATAATATCTGCAGTCTTTCCAGTTTTGCAGCTTCTTCTTTCATTGCTTGTTTCGCATCTTCAAGATTTTCCAAAAATAGTACATCTGTAAAATCAATCTCTGCTTCAAGATTTCCAAATTTAAAAAGGCTCATCGGCTCACTCTCCTATCTTTACTCTGCTGTAAATGTACATGTCTGCCAGCTATCTGTTGTTGTGGCAGTTCCTTTAATGATTTCCCCGGCTGCTTTCAAGCTTCCCTTATAGATCAGTGCATCCGTTCCATCGCCTTCCGTATCCGGGATCACGCTCCAGTCACGTTTTCTTGCAGTACAAGTCGTACTTTCTCCTGTTTTCTCATCGAACAGATCTACAACCACCACTGTTACCTGTGCGTCTGATCCAAGAAGTTCATCGTCCGTGATCATTGCAAGTTTTTTCTGTACTGCATCGTTCGTGTATAAGTCAAACTCATAGTCCATAGATGGTGCATATCCTACCACATCAGATCTTTCACTTGCTTCATCTACGTACTGCCTACTGTATTCAGTGGAATTTTTCCCATCAGACAGCGATGTGAATCCTGTCATTCTGGTGTATGTCTTTCCATCACCGGTTACATCCATAAACGCAACACGCTTATGTCTGCCTACTAATTTCTTTTTGCTTGTATCTCCTTCCATGATACAACCTCCTATCTGTATATTACTCTGCAAATCATCTGATACCGCCCCAGGTCAACCTCTGCACTAAACAAATAGCCGGACTGCAGCACGTCTACTCTGGTAGCATCGTGCCCGTCCAGCTCTGGGAGAATATCATTCATGTTGTTACTTTCGACCCACTCTTCAAAAGCCTGATAAAAGCCACTGTTGGCAATACCGGTTCTAGCATCACCGTCATACGCTTCCTTGCTCGTGAATGCGAATTGAAACTGTTTCAAGCAGGTCCCATCTGTGTATCTCTTGTAGACAGGATCCACTCCGATCGGATCAATGGAATACTCCATTCCATTACCTAAATAATCAATATTTATCTTCCGATCATCAATATCCGGATTCAGCATAACATAATCACGGATACTCTGAATAATCGGTTTTTTACTCTCTTGCAATCCTCTCTGCTCCTTTCAGGATGGGTTCCTTGTGGCTTGCTTTCATGGTTTCAAACCATCTTGGCTTACTTTTGTTCTCATAATATTGCCGGCGGGCATAAGGCGCTAAATATTCGATACTCCCCGATCCGATTACAGTTCCAAGTGTTCCTGATTTAATCAGAAATCCTGTTCGTCTTGGTGTAAGTGGATTCATATACCTCAGGCATTCTGAATCAACAAATT